GCCCACGACATGGCGGCCTTAAAGTAGGCGACCATCTTTTCCCGCGCTCGGTGGCCGGTGATCTGGTCGCGCGCAGCGTGCAGGGTCGGCCGGTCGAGATCCGTCAGGGCCTCGGAGTGCAGCGCCTGCAGCGGCGCCTTGGCGAGCGTCAGCCGCACGTCGTCGCAGGTGCCCGGGCTTGACGCCTTCAGTCGCCGGTTCACCCACCTGGGCGCTGCGATCATGGCCTGGTATTGGCGATCGAGCTCCGCCCAGGTCCAAGCCTTGGCCGCTGGAGCCGGCGCGGACTTCCGTGGTGTGGGTTCGGCGCCGGCAAGCTCCGCATACACGATCGTCGCCTTGGTGCGCGCCGCCGAGGTCGGCAAGTAGTCACGGCGCCCAAGGCCGTCGCGCGGGTCGCCGATCACCCGCACCTGTTTGAAGCCGCGGACGCACCACTTCACGGATCCGCCGCGCTGGCGTAGCACCAGGAAGTGCTGCTTTTTGTCGGCCCAGTCGTTCGTGCCCGGCTTGCGCGCGGCCGCCGCAGCGGAGGCTTCCGCCACAACGTTTTTGTTGATATCTACCCGAATGAGCTTCGATTTCGCGGTTGTCATGGGGGCCAATCTGTAACGATTTTGTAACGACAGATTGCCCAAAACGGCCCCGATGAGAAGCCTCAAGATCGAAAATCTGGTTGAATTGCGGGGAAAGTGCTAGGTTATCTTACCCTGAACGCCAACAAACCCACGAAGTCCGGAATCATAATCCTGGGGTCGGGGGTTCGAGTCCCTCTCTCGCTACCATTCGGCCCCCACCCACTAGGGGGCGGTCAATCAGCTCGTGCAGGCGGCCCTTAATCTCAACCTCGAAGCCCTTCACGCCGGGTTCCGCGTGGACCACGACGCTATGAACTAGCCGCCTTAGGGGCTCGATTAGTTCGGGCCGTTCGGCGGCCTTGTCGTCTTCGAGGGCGGCCCGCATCAGTTCCACGTCGGCTAGATAGTTCTTGATCGCGGCCGGGTGGATGGTGACGACCTTTTGATCGCTGTCCGCTGCGGCGAGTTGCTGAGCGACTGAACGCTTCTCGACTTCCAGAGCTTGCAGGCGCGGCGCGATACTGTCAGCGGGGACACCCTGTACAATCGAATCCACGAGGCGCTCTATCTCGCGCTTAATCTCTCCCGTGCGGCGTTCAAGCTTGCTGCGGTCCCTGACCGCGCCACGGGCGAGGCGCGTGCGTTCTTCATTATACGCCTTCACATAGATCGCGAGATAGTCCGGCTGCTTCAGCACCTCGCGCAGACCGTCGAGCACGGCGGCTTCGATCTTGCGACGGTGAACCATGCGGCTGTTCGTGCATGATCCGCTCTCACGATACGTCGAACACTGAACGCGCGGTTCGCCTCGATGTAGGCCAACAGAACCCATTCCGCCGCTGCACGTCGGACAGCGCAGCAACCCGCTCAGCATTCTAACGACGCGCACGGGCGGCTTGCCAGCGGCCCGCGTTCTGCGTTTCATCTGCGCAGCTTCCCACGTCGCTTTGTCAACGATGCGAAGATGCGGCGCGGATGCGCGGCGGTGCTTGGCCGGAGGATTGGGGCGCGACAACCGTTTGCCGGTCGCCGGGTCCTTCACCATCGTCACTTTATTCCAGACGATCTCACCGACATAAAGCTCGTTGAGCAGGATGCCATTGCCGCGCTGTGCGCTGCCGTGGATCGTTGACGCATTCCAACGCAGTCCGTTCGGCGGTGCGACTTTGTCGGCGTTGAGATGCCCCGCAATGTCGCGCGCGGTGTAACCCTGCGCGAACTCTTTGAAGATGCGACGGACAACTTCGGCTTGCTCTTCGATGATCTCAAGCTCGCCCGGCCGTCCGAGCACGGGCTTGTAGCCGTACGCCTTACCGCCTGCATGTCTTCCAGACCGCACGACGCCTTCGAGGCCCCGGATGACGTGCAGACGCAGATTGTCGATATACATTTCGCCCATTAGGGCGCGCAGCGACCCTTCGAGCTTGCTAACTTTTCCGACCGCCGTGTGTATCGAGATGCCGTGGTGATCGAGCCGCTTGCGGGCGTGGTGGTAGTCGCCTTGGTCGCGGAACACGCGGTCCATATCTTCGGCGACAAGCACGTCGAAGCTTTTGTCTTCGGCGGCTCGCATGAGCTTTTGGTACCCGGGCCGGTTGATGACGGACGCGCCGGAAATGGCGCGGTCATCGAAGATCGCAACAACCGTTAGCCCTTCCCGTGCACAAAGCTCTCGGCATAATTCAATCTGATCTTCGACCGATTTGTCGTTTTGATTGTCCGACGAGTAGCGAGCGTAAATAGCGGCGCGAAGCATCAGTTCAACTTCCTAGATTGGGCCTCGTGATCCTGGCGCGCCGCGTACCTAGCCAAGGCCTCGACGAAGGCAACAGCATCGGGGTCAAGGTTACCCCGCCAGGGCGGCCGGGGTAAGCCCTGAGGGGCCGCCAAAACCCTGCCTGATCCACAGGAATTCGGTCTTTTGAGCCCCAATTTGGAGCCCGAGTGGGGGAAATCGCCAACCATAACAATTCACCGACGACGGGCAGTTCGTGGCTGCCCGTGAAGTTCGCAGGAACGGTGCGGCCCTAGCGGGTGGCGCGGGCCGCGCTTTTACGGTTGCGTTGGGTTTTGTTTTCCGCCCGAGCGAACGACGCGCTCGGGTTCTGGGATTAGGCTTATTCCGAAAGGTCCTAATTCCACAATTAAAAACTGCGGGGCCTTTCGGGGCGGTCGGGCATGGGAGCCGTGGCGGCTCAAAGCCTTACCTCGCGGGCGGCATAGATGGGGAGGGGGTAGGGTCGCACTGTGTTTTAAATTGCAGCCCGCTTAACGCCTGTGCGATAAAAATCTCGGAAGGCTTCGACGCACCCGTTTTCATCCTGTCGAATCTTTAATCCTGTTGATGAGCCCTTTTCTGACTATATAGGTGTTGAACATACGCGAGCCGGTAATGGACATGTCCGGCCGCAGAGGGATCGAATGACGCATTCGCCCCTTTACAGCGCTAACAACGTTGGGCTCGCGCAGGCGGGCTTACTGATTTCCTCTCCGGCAGTCAGTCGTCGCGCGTCATTCTTGTAGTTCGCTCTTCGAAGCGGCGTCCCTGAACCAATCCCCATCCTCTCTGCTTCAGGGCACAGCCATGACCGACGCCACTACTATCGACGCCACCACCTCGACCAACGCACGCCGCACGAAACGCTTACCCGCCGCTGTGCCGCTCGACTTCCCGCACCCCGCCCGCCTGGGCGGCACGCAGCTCTTCGAAGCCGTGCTCGACGTTGGCACCTCGACGTTCGCCCGCTGGCGGGCCGAAGGCAAAATCCCCGTACCCGTCATGCAAGGCAAGCTGTGCAAATGGCGCGAGACCGTCATGGCTGAGCTTCGCGACAACGGCGTGTCTTAGCGCCGCCCGGCTTCACGTCCCGCATCCCACCAAGCCCCGCCGCCGCACCTTCGCGAACAGCGAAGCCGTGCGCAGACACGAGCATCACGCACATGAAGACGACTACACCGACCGCCGAAGAGTTCTTCGCGAGCCACGGCTTCGACGCCAACGCCAATCCCATCAACGCGCCAAAGGCCGACCACGTCGAAGGCGAGACGATATACGACCTCGACCGCTTTACCAGCGGGCAGCTCGACGACCGCGAACTTAGCCGCGATTGCGTCGAGGATATCGAGCAAGCGGCAGCGCGCACCGAAGCGCTCGCCGCGACTTACAAGGCCCAAGGTAAACCTGACCGCGTTAAAGAGTATGAGCAGGACTCGCGGGAACTTCGACAACTCGCGGCTTTCACTGCCCGAAACACCTTTCGCATTCACGCGCTGTTTTCCGAAGCCTTCGCGCACGCCGTAAATGGGGGCAACTGGCACATTGCGCAGGCCCACTTAATCGACGCTATCAAATCGGACGAAGCCGACTTCGCCTTGAAGGTTGCCAGCACGAGAGCGCTTGCCGAGATCGCGACCTTTGCGGGGGATACAGGCAGCGACTTTGACGGACGGTGGTTGTCCGAATTGACTGGCATTCCGTCGAGCACGGCGCGCGAATTGATTGCAGCCGCTCACGCTGTCGAAAGCGGTGTGGCTGTCATCCTCACGGGCACCGAGCACGGGGGGCGTAAAGCCTTTCTCGAAATAGTCGAGATGACTCCTGCGCGCCGCCGCGCAGTCGTGACGGCCGTCAAAACGTGCCTCACGCGCTATCTGCTCGAAAACGCGATTGAGAAAGAGCGCAAGCAACGATCCCGCAACATCTCGATTGCTGAGCTGAACGCGCTCACGCTGATCGGCTGTAATAACCCGGACGGCTGGCACAAGCTAACGACCCTTGGCATTGACGAAGGCAACGAATGGCTTGTTGCCGCAGTCGACGAAGCGCTCCGCAAACGCGTGCTTAGCGAACGCACCGAAGCGCGGGCCTCGCAGACGCTCAGTGATTTGAGAAAGCGACTGCACCGTAACGCCGCACCGCGTCAGTCGAGCCGCCGCAACGCCTACAACTCTAATCGGGAATGCAGCAAGTGAGCGTCCAATCTTCTAACATCGTCCCTTTCGCGGACAACACACGAGCCCGACGACTGGACAATCTGACCAACGCGAAGCTCATAGCCAAGTCAGGCATCTACATCTTCGTATCGTCCGGCAAAACGCCGTTGGTCCCCCGTTTCAACAAAATCGATACACAGCTCACCCAGGACGAGCGCGAAGCCGCAATCGAAGAATACGAAGCCAAGCACGGCGAGCGGCCGATCCACGTCGGCGCGACCAAAGACCCGGCCATCGTTGGTAAGATGTTCAAGCGCTATCCCGACGCTGTGCCGTCCATCGCCTGCGGCCCGAGCAAGCTCGTCGTGGTCGACGCGGACCAGAAGGACAACGGCCCGGCGCTGATCGGCAAGCACTTCGAAGAGCACGGCCTGCCCGATGGTGCGGTCGTCGTGCCGACGCAGTCAGGCGGCCTGCACTACATTTTTAAAGACCCCGAGGGCAAGTACACGAACGCGGCCGGTGCGCTGAAGAAGCAATACGGTTGCGACGTGCGCGGCGTCGGCGGCCAATACATCGCGCCTGGATCGATGCGCGAAGACGGCAAGACCTACGGCACAAAAAAAGATCTGATTGCGTTCCTGCGCGGCTACGTGCGTGGCGCGCTGCCCGAACTCCCCGACCATATCGTCGAGCTGATCGGTACCGCAGGCGAAGCGTCGCAGATCGTCAACGACAGCGACATCGCCCCCATCATTCGCGAGCTTGAGGACACGGATTGGCCGGAATACGACGAGCTGTTCGACCCGACCATCGGCACTTATGACCTCGAAGCATTCAAGGCATCGAGCCCCGAGTTCGCAGAACTGTACGACAGCCCGACCGGCGACCGTTCCGAAGATCGTTGGGCCATCGCGCAGATGCTCTTGCAGAAATTCAAGATGCCCGTTTGCGACCTCGCGGTGTTCTACCAGAATTGGGATGGTGCGGGCACGCTCACCGACGACGGCAAAGGCGCGGGCAACTACAAGCTCCGCGACATTGCGCGCGAATGGTTCAAGAACGTAAATCGCTACGTCTCGGAGGGCGGCGTGATGGGGGCCGTCGTCGATGACTATGATGAAGTCGACAACAAAAAGCGCATCGGCGAGCAGCCGCGTTTTTCCTATATCGAAGACGTGCGTTTGGCTGAGCCCCGCTTCATTGAATGGGCGGTCAAGCATTTCCTGGCGCGCGGGACGACTTCAATCGTCTCGGGCAAATGGGGTACAGGCAAAACCGCCGTCTATACCGATATCGCTTTGCACATTGCGCATGGCCTGCCGTATCGCGACCGCAAGGTGACGAAAGGCGTCGTCATCTATGTCGCGCTGGAAAACGCGGAAGATGTGGAACGGCGCATTCGCGCTTGGTGCGACGAGATGGCAAAACAAGGCCATGACGTAAGCAGCGGAGCGTTCGTCATTCATCGCGGCCCGTGCTCGCTATACGATCAGCGTGGCAAGGCCACGCCTGACGAGAAAGCGCTAATCAAGATCGCGCAAGATGCTTCGAAGCACTACGGCCTGCCGGTCAGCATGATCGTCATCGACACGCTCTCGCAGTCGATAACCCCAGGTAGCGACCGCGAAGACGGCAGCATTTTTACCGCAGCGATGCAGAGGATCGTAAACGCGACGGGCGCCAACGTCTCGACGCTTCACCACCCGACAAAGGCGGGCGAAGCCGTTCGCGGCGATAGCGCACTGCAAGGCAACGTCGATACGGTTATCGACGTGGCGCGCGAGGGCAACGGCCGGGGAACGATCAAGGCGGGCTCTAAGTTCCGCATTGGTGACCCCGCTAAAGTGAACTTTGCCTACCGGCTGAAAGCGTTCGAAATCGATAAGGATGAAGACGGCGACGCAATTACCGTTGTGCTCGCGGTCGAAGCCAGTGTCGGCGTTGCTATGAGCGCCGTCGATGACACGGATGACGACTCCGCTCTCACGCCAACGGACACACCCGCCGACAAGCTCGTGGCGACGTTGCGGGTGTTCAAGGAACGGGTTGAAGACATCGCGTCCAATACGGGCGAAGCGGCCTGTGAGATCGGTTTGCAGGCAGGAGAAGTCTTTGCTGCTCTGAACAAATACCGCCGTTCTGCGGGGCTGCCGGAGCTTAAAGACCGCACCATCGTCCCGCGACTGTTGAAGCAGTTGGGGGAAAGCGGTGAGATCGTTAAGTCGGGTGACAATCGGCGAACAGAGTACAGATTAGCGCGGTGAATATGATTGCGGTTGGGGGCTCAGCACGGCATTCCGGGGCCACACCGGGGATGCCTCAGCGCTAGGTCTACGAAACTCGTTGAGCGGGCGTTTCAGCTCAGAACTAACCGCGTTTCGAACATTCAGCCGTTTATCATCGCCCCATAGACTTGCTTTTGCTTTAAACTTCGCGCGCCCTTCGGCGTGCCGCTCCCAAAAGAGCGGCACGTTGTGAACGCGGCCCTTGTCGTCTAGGCAGTCCGGTTGGCGAGTGTCGAATGCCAGTAGCGTATCCGAGCGGGCACCCGTCGGTTTGCAATAATGGTAGTGCCAACCCACCCCGTCATTGTCCCGATCAAGAATATTGTCATCGTCAAATATTTTTAAGAAATAAGCGACGGCTGGCGAACGCTCGACCATCGCAAGGCTGATCGTCTCGATAATCTCAAGATTTCCTCGCAGTATAGGGTGCACGCCGTGCACTATATGAACTAGCCGTCCGGGCTGACCCGAGGCGGGTGTCACTAATCGTTCCGACTGTTCATTGATTTTTGCGAGAATGCTTCTGAGTTCAGGGCAATTCAGGGCAAAAAGTCCCTGCAATTTACGCTCCGTCGACTCTGAGCGCATTTCCTCCGCACGATCCTCGATCATCAATTCGGGATGGAGGTCATTCGTCCGAAGTAAGGACGCAACCATTTGCAGAAACATAATCGAAAAAGTAGTTTCTTCGAAAATGCGGGTCTCCAGACGATATTCGAAAGGCCATCCCAAATTTGACCACTCAGGCAATTCGTTCACGTTGGATCGATTCCTATCGGATTGGATGGACGAGATGACCGTGCAAACGACCGTGCAGCCTCTCACCGTGCACGGTTGCTGCACGGTGGCGTGCACGGTCGGCCTACACGGTTCGTGCACGGTCGGATGCACGGTTGTTCTGTAGTATTATCAATGGTCTAGCGCGACCGTGCAATGACCGTGTAACGACCGTGCACTCAATTTCCCATCAACCGTGCATCATTCTCTCCCCCCTATAGGGGAGAGATGCACGACGGCGGACTTTACACGGTCAGCCGCACAGTCGTTCGGGCGGTCGAATGGCGAAACAGGGGCTTCGACCCGGTAGGGCCGCCCGGACCCTAGGGCGGGCCACGCGCAACGGATCGCATTTTTGCCCCCGGACGGCTGCAATATATGTGGGGGCCGTTGTCGCGGGACAGTACGGCCTTGCCATTGGATGCTCGTCCAACACAGCCGCGCGGACGGAAACGCCCGCGCGGCCCTTCGAGCATGCCACCGCAGCCGCTCGCCCGGCGCGACCCCACCACCATCGTTCCTCTCACAACTGTCTAGCCACCGGGCCGCGCTCGGGGCTGAAAGGATACCTATGAGCAAAGTCTATCCGGCCGCCGACACCGACGAACCTGAATTGCCGCCGCTGCACGCCGACGAACTCTTTCTGCTCAGCATCGAGACGAGACTCGGCCGCGTTGCCGACGCGCTTGAAACGACTGCCAACGCCGTGACCGCAGGCCGCGACGATATTGCAGGATTGACGGCGCAAGTTCATCGCCTTGCTGACGCGCTTGACTCCATCGCGGCGGTGTTCGGCTGTGTCACCGAAAGCGTCGAAGGTCACGACGGCGTTTCGCGTTGCGTCATCCGCACGCGCGACACCGTCCCCGGCGCGCTCGCAATGCGCGACGACGGAAGCGAGGATTGATCGATGTTCGAATCCAAACCCGCAGCCGCCTGGGAAATCAGATTTCTCACTGCCGCGCAGCTCATTCAGCCGATACTCGACACGCCTTCGCTTTCACCGGCCACGCGCCTCGCGCTACGCGGCGAAGATATCATGCGGAACGCTGCCGACGCGGCGGCGCGTAGCGAACTAGAAATCAGCGGAGCATTCCGCAAAATATAAGGGTCGAACACATGAGTAAACAAAGCGATGCCCTCGGGTCCGCGCATCATTTCATTGGCGCTGCTTCGATAATTCTTGGGCAGATACATGCAATGCAGACCGATGAAAACGTCGGCAAGCTGCTCGCTTCCGTGGGTATATGTCTGGAAATGGCAAAGAAGCACGTTTGGAATGCATGCTCTAACCAGCTAGATGCCGATGACGCTGCTCAACGTCAGCCTTGACACGAAGCAGCTCACCGCCTGGGCAAGCGAGTTGAGCACGAGAGGCATGCGGAATGCCATCCGTCGCGCGGTCGACCAAAGCGCGAGATACGCCCGCAAGGTAACGATCAAAGTGATTGCCGCCGACATCGGGGTTAGCGCGTCGAAGATCAAAGCCGCCACGCCGAAAATTCAGACGACCACCGCAGGCAACCTGTCGGCGCGATGGACGGTCACGAAGATGCGCATCGGCATTCTCGACACCGCTGGCGCGAAGATATCGCGGGCAACCGGATTGCAAGCCTCGACGAACAAGGTCACGGGCGGCGGTTCAGCAAGTCTCGACATTAGCAAAGCCTTCGTGCTTCGGCTCAAGAACGGCGCGACGTTCGTCGCGTACCGCAAAGGCAAAGAGCGTCTGCCGATCAAAGGCGTATACGCCGAACATCCTGCGACCGCATTGGGGCAAGACGGCGCGGCAGCCAACAAGACGTGGAAGCAAGAAGCCGATAAGCAACTCGCCACGCGTTTGCCAATCGAGATTCAGAAGGCGCTCGTCACCGAGGGCCTATCAGCAAGCACCCCCGACATCGGGGACTGATAAATACTCAATCATGGAGATCAAGCTATGGCGGCGTCTGTCAACGTGAAGATTCCGTACAACATACCGCTCGGCAAGCTGCCTTGGCGTGACTACCCACAAGCTCTCGCTGATCTGGTGCGGAAAGATGCCCGGCCGAAGATCATCGAGACTGTCAGCGCCAAAGTACACCATCTCGACTGACCGCAATGACGATTAACATCAACACCGGAAGGGTACAAACTATGAACCATCGAGACATGACGCTGACCAGACTGGTGACGCTGCACCAAAAGCGCAAGTCGCTTCCGGCTGAAGTGACCGTTGACGGCGAGCTGATCGATACGAAGAGCTATTTGGAGTCGTTCCGCTCCGACAAGCGCGAAGCATGGGCCGCCATTGTGGGGCACATGGAGACCGTTCAGCGGCCTCTCGTCTGTGAGGTCGCGCTGTCGCTCTAACTCCAATCCTCCGCTACGAGCTGCCGCCGTAGCGTCGAGGTGCAGAGCGCAACGCTGGCGGTTTAGATCAGCGTTGGCGTTGCGCTCTTCGCTCGACCAACCAATTCGGACACCGTCGCCAGCCTAGACAAGCTTGGCGACGGATAGTGCCGCGCTCGCCTTGCTGCCATGGCGGGATGACGCATGCGCTTGAGCGCGGCACGCCTCTTCACACATTGCGCAGGCGCACAGTGCCAGCATGCACGCGCCCGCATCGCTGGGCTTAGCGCTTCGCACGACATGCGCAGCACACCGCGCGCTCCGAGTAGGTGCCAACGCGCACGACATACGATCACGCGGACGATTCATAGCGATTTGGGTCCTAGGCGAGCCAGGGCGCGAGCCCATGCGGGCCGCTGCCGCCCTTTTCTCGTTAAAAACACTCAACATTTCGATAGCCGAGAACCAACTATGGGCAGACCCAAAGGCGTCATCCGCAAACTAGCCGACGAAGCAGAGCTTGATCCCGCCACCGTGCGCCGCGCGCTCGCTGCGGCCAACGTGACCGAAGGGCAGGCCGAAGCTGATTTCCCCAAGGCTATCGAGATCGTCAATGCCATGGCGGACAGCGACAGAGTGCTAGGGCACGCTGCAAACGGCAGAGGCGAAGGCGGCACTGAAAGCCCGTATTCCACGGCTAGAGCGCAGTCCGAAACGCACCGTGCTCGTAAGCTTGAGCTACAAAATGCCCAGCTCGAAGGACGACTAATCGAACGCGCCTTTGTCGAAGATACGACTACTCAAATCCTCGGAGACCTACGCGTAGCGCTAATAGCGGTAGGTGTCCGGCTAGCCCCGCGTGTGGCGGGGGAAAATGACCAGAAGTCCATTGCCCGGATAATCGAGGACGAGATCAGGAACACGCTGACTGCCTTTGCTGATCCTGACAAGTTCTTCGAACGGGTCGCGATGCTGTAACGGGCGTGCACGCGCCAATCTTCACAGGGACTACCAAACCGATGCTCGACAACGCTTTAGCGCGGACGATGCTGCGCGCCTTAGCGCCGCTGCCTCGCATCCGCCCATCCGACTTTGCTGAGCGCGAATTGCGCCTGCCCGCAAGCTCCAACGCCTTACCGGGTCCGCTTCGCTTGCGAACCTTCCAGCGTGAGATCGTTGACTCAATCCAAGACGACGAGGTCGAGACGATTGTCGTCATGGCGGGGTCCCAAGTTGGAAAGTCGCTCGCAATCGAAGCACAGATTATGGCAATGATCGCGACAGCGCCGGGGCCTTTTATGTATCTGTTGCCCGATACTACGGCCGCCGAGAAGTTGGTTCGCACGCGCTTCGATCCGTTCGTCGCGTCGTCGCCAGTCCTTAAATCGCTGATCGGCAAGGCGCACGTCTCGCGAAAAGGCTCAACCGGAGGGGCGAACAGCCTATCCGCAAAAGACTTTCCAGGCGGAAGCCTGACTTTCGCTAGCAGCCATAAGCCATCGGAGTTGGCGGCGCAAAGCGTCCGCTGCGTATGGATCGACGAAGCCGACCGTTGCGCGTCCAGTGCGGGCAAAGAGGGCGACCCTGTTCTGCTGGCAATACAGCGGACGGAGCGATGGGGCCTCAGCGGAAAGAAGATCGTCATTGTTTCTACGCCGACAGGGCGAGACAGCCGGATAGCCAAGTGGTTCGAACGTTCAGACAAGCGGCGCTTTTTCGTTTCCTGCCCGGCATGCGCGAAAGATGACCATTTAACGTTCGACAACTTGCATTGGACCAGGGGTAAGCCCGAGACTGCCGAATTGCTATGCAAGCATTGCGGCGCGCTCCACTCCGAGTCACAGCGCGCGGCAATGCTCGAAGCAGGCCGTTGGGTTCCGACCAACCCTGACGGCGAGAAAGGTATTCGCGGTTATCACATTACTGCGTTGGCATCCGAATACTCTTCACTCGAAAGCCTAGCGCGAGCATGGGAAGCGGCGGGGACCGCAGAAGAGCGACAGGTCTTCTATAACCTGAAGCTTGGCGAACCTTTCGATGCGTCCGTCGACCTTTCGATGACTTCGCTAGAGATTCGCGAGCGCGCTGAGCCGATCAGACCGCTGTATTCCGCCGACATCGAGTTTATAACGGCGGGAGTCGATGTCCAAGATGACCGGTTGGAAGTTCAGTTCGTTGCGCATCAGCCCAATGGCGTTACTACGATTTTGAATCATGACGTGCTGAGGGGCGATACGTTCTCAAGTGCGACATGGGAAAAGCTTGATGCAGCGATAGGCCAAACGTTTCCGCTCGCGGACGGTCGTCACCTGCCCATATACGTAACCGGCGTGGACAGCGGGCATCGACCGGACCCCGTCATTGACTTCGTATTGGCTCAAGCTCGCAAGTCGCGCCGCGTCGTGGCTCTCAAAGGCATGGGGGGTTGGTCGCGACCTTTTATTGATCGCGGCGGCAAACTCAAAAAACGCCTCGGCATCTACCTTGTGGGCGTCGATAGCGTAAAGACATCGATTTATCGTCGTTTGCAAAAACTTGAATACGGGCCTGACTTCATCCATGTGCCGGATCATTTGCCGGACTCATTCTATGTTGGACTGGCAGGCGAGGTTATCGAAAAGAAGTACGTTCGCGGCTTCGCAAAGTCGTATTACAGAAAGGTCGTCAAAGATAATGAGGCGCTTGACGCTTGTGTGTACGCGCATGCCGTGGCGGGCCTCGTAGATCGTAAAGCACTAGCCAAATCGTCTGCGCCCGCAATACCTGGACCATCCATAAAAGAGCTGGCGGCGAAACTGAACGCCGCTCACAACACCTAAGAGGACACACCAACATGACTAAGACCACCAAGCTCGCCGCTGTCAGCGGCGATACGAACGCGGCTGTGCTGAGCGAACGCCTGCGCGTCTCTGCCATTCTGGAATCGGCTGAAGGTAAACGCAACCCGGCCATGGCGAACCAACTTGCGTTGCGCACTTCGCTCGACGCTGAGACTGCGCGCGGCATTCTCGCACAAGCGCCGTCATCAAACCCGTACCTCGACGCGATGAATCGCCAAGGCCCGATCAACATCGGCGACGGCATCGGCACGAACGTCGAGACGTTCAACAGCGACCCGCGCGCCGCTCGGCTCAAGGAGATCGACGGCAGCATGGCGGCCTTCAACGCCAGCCAGCACGGCACGAGCCGCCGCACCCCGAGAGCCCGAGGGTAACATGCGCAACAAACCCAAAACAGGAAGGGCGAAGGCAGGCACACTCGCAAGGGCGCGTTCTGCCTCGCCGGTAACGGCGCTCGTGCCGCTGCCGAGCACCGCGCTTGCGCCGATCAGCGGCGTATCGTCGGCGCAGATGGGGTTTCAGGATGGCACTGACGGCAAGCCGTCCCTGACTTGGTCGCGCTATCAAGGCTCCCCCAGGTTCACGGCTGGTTTCGGCCCGTGGTACGGGGCACCCGGCGCAGAGATCAGCTATGAACGTGCGGTTGCCGCTTCGGTCACGACTGATTTGCTCACGTCTAACACCATAGTCGCAACGGCCGTCGAAAACTTCGCCACCTACGCAATCGGCGATGGCCTGACACTTTCTGCGCGTCCGAACCATGAGGCGCTGAATATCAGCCCCGAGGCCGCTCGGGCACTGTCGCACGAGATCGAAACCAAATGGGGGCTATGGGCTAAAAACCCCGTCGAGTGCGACGCCTCGCAGCGTCACAACGTGCACCAGCTCGCAACCGCTAACTTCAAGTCGTGGCTGCTTACTGGCGAAGGTGTGTTCTTGATGGACTGGCGCAAAGGCAACGGCGCGGTAACCCACACCAAGGTCAAGCTGATTGACCCGCGCCAAATCGATGCGAGCATCACGCGCGCCACCGATAACGGGAGCATCTTGCAGGGTGTTCAGTTCGACAAGGTTGGCCGATTACTTGGCTACTGGATTCGGCCGTTCGTGCTGGGCAACTTTTCAAGCGCTCCGCAGCCGGTTTTCGTTGCAGCCCGCACCTCGTGGGGCCGTGCTCGCGCGATGCATATATTCGACTTGCTCTTGCATGGTCAGGTTCGCGGCCTATCGCCGTTGATTGCAGCGCTGTCGCCTGCGCACTCAAAGGCAACACTACGTGAGTTCACGCTTGCCAGTGCGTTCATTCAATCAATGACTGCGACCACTATCGAGTCTGACATGCCGACGCGGCAAGCGCTCGGGCAATTTCAAGTGAACGACCCGTTGCAGGGGTACGCCGATGACGGTGCGTCACCCGAAGCGTGGCTCGCGGCTCGGGGTGCGTTTTACGGCGAAGCTAAAGTGCAGTTGCAGCCGGGCGTCATCTCGCATCTGGCGCAAGGCGACAAGCTGAAGCTGCACCGTTCCGAGACGCCGAACGCAACGTATGACGCGTTCGATAGCTCGCTCAGTCGTGAGGCTGCTAAGGCAGCAGGCGGTAGCGCTTCCGATATCTCAGGCGATTATAGCAAGACCTCGTTCTCTGCAAGTCGCCTGGAGGCCGAGTTACCGTCGCGCATCACTGACCGTCGCCGCATGGCGATTGTTCGGCCGTTCTATCAGACGGTATTCGCGTCGTGGCTCGAAGAGCAAATGGAAACGGGGGCGATCAAGCTGCCGGACGGTGCCCCCGAGTTTTGGGAGGCAAAGGACGCCTATAGCAACGCCATCTGGCGCGGCAAGGGCAAGCCCACATCCGACCCGCTGAAGACCGCGCAAGCGGACGTGCTCGAATTGGAAAGCGGTCTGACTACGCTCGAAGCCAAGCTCGGGGAACGCGGCCTGGACTTCGAAGAGGTCATCGCGCAGCGCAAGTCCGAGCGCGAAGCACTCGCAGCGGCTGGCCTGCCTTACCTTATGCCGAAGACACAAGCGACGTTGATTGCCACTAACAGCGACGATGACGACGCGCTGAAATAACGAAAGCACCACTATGAACAACTGCATACCTCCCGGCGTTGCGCCGGTTGTAGACGACCCGTGCGCGTGGCTCGGGCAACTGCGAGCGGCGCTATACGCGCTGCTCGCCGGGCAGGCGAATTACGAAGTTCGCAACGGCGACCAATGGCTGACCTATCAGCGCGCCGATACCGCGAGGCTTCAGCATGAAGTTCGCCGACTGGAAATGATTTGCGACCCTAGCGCCAATCACGGGCGCGCAATCCGAGTCGGTCCATACATTCCCGTTAACGCGCCATACGGGCGCAATCGCACGAGGCTCTTATAATGACTGCCAAACAAGTCGCCTGGGTTCATCCCAACCCGTTGCTCGCGCGCTTCGATGTCGTGTTGCCGGATGGCTACGTGATGACCCGAAAGGAAGCAGTCGCCAAAGGCTTCGCCGTAACGTCGTGGCCTGAAGGCGAACGAACAGCCACGCCGCACCCGCACGAGCCGGGTTCGGTCGTCTTGTCGCGCGGTCAGGTCGTGTCGCTCGATACGGCCAAGAGCGCGGGCTTTACCGTGTCCGCCCGCGCACCTGAGATAACGGCTGATCCTAACCGCTCGTGGCGCTCTGCCATCCTGAGTTCGCCTGAAGCGCGCGACCGGGCGTCCGCGACTGTCGAGCTTGTCACCACTCAATCACCCACAACCATGCCGGTTGAAAATGCTCGTGCTTTTTTGCGTGGGCTACCGGTCGAGCAAATCGAGGAAGAAACCACCATGACGACCGATACCAACGCCAACCCCGAGCGCGCCGCGCGCCTTGCCGAAATCAACGGCGGGATGCAGGCCTTCAATAAGCAGCGAGGGTACGGGGAAGCCAAGGTGCTGCTACGGCCGGGCGTCGTTTCGCGCCTCGCGGCTGACGTGGACGAGACGAAGCTTCGCCGCTTATCGCAAATCCGGCTGAACGCCCTGGAAAACGGCACGGCGCACGAAGCGAGCGCAGGCGAAACCAAAAAGCTCCGCTACGCACTGAGCGTCACCGGCATGGCGCTATCGGACGTGTTCGCTCAGCTCAGCGTCGATACGTCGAAGCTCCGCATCTAACCAGCCACCTCGCATAAGGATACACCACCATGACTACCGAAATTTTCAAGCTCTCCCGCCCGATCAAGACGCACAACGGCGAGCTGACCGCCTTGACGCTGCAAGAGCCCACCATCAGCTCGTTCATTAAGCACGGCGAGCCCTTTAAGCTCAGATCCATCAAGGTCGAGGACGGCGAGCCCGCGAAAGCTGAGTTCGTGTACGACAATAACAAAGCACTCATGGGCTTTCTCGTAGATATGGTCGTCGAAAAGGGAGTCGATGACATTATTCTCGGCTCAATCCCCTCCAGCGAATTCCACAGCCTTCGAAGCGTTGCATCCGTCATCATTTTGGCAGGAGTGCAGGACAAAAATTTTACAAATCCGTCCGACGCCTAATCGGCTGCTTGCTTAGCGACCATGGACTTAGCGTCTCCGACGTTGAGTCCATGCGTCTCGGACGGTTCATGGAATACGTTGAAATTTTTGCGGACCTTGCGAAGATTCGCAAGCCCCCGAAACCCACAGGTATAAGGGCAAATGTCTAACCCTTCAGTCACCGCTACCATCACAGCGGACGATCAAGCTTCGCCGAAAATACGCGAGCTATTGACGCTCTTGCAGAAGGTAGGCGCAAGCGCAAAGTCGCTCCTTAACGAGGGCGGTGTAGGCGGTGCGTATGCGAACAGCTTCACGAGCGCCAACTCGGCTGCGAAAGAGCATCTAACGATCCTCGAAAAAATCCACAAAATGCGTTCCGCTATCGGCGGAACGGTCGCGGGCGTAGTGGGGGCCAAGGCGCTACAAACTGCAAGCGCATCGTTTACGAATTACCTCCCGTATGAGCGGGATGTCCGGTATCAGAAAGCCATTCAGGGCTACAGCAGCTCGGACATGGCGTTGCTGGAACGTCAACGCGTGAACGCTGCGACCGTGTATGGGCTCAAGCCGGAAGACACCTTGCATGCACAGCAAGCGTTCGTCACCCGGAACTTCTCCGCTCCGATCACTGAAGCCGCAACGAAACAGGCCATCGTACTCTCGAAGGCGCTAAACGTTCAGACCGACGAAGCCGCAAGAATCGTCGAGGGCTTGACGTTCGGTCAGGGTATTCATCTGCACAGTCCGGCGGACGCTTCACGAGAGATCAGGAAGTCTGTCGACTTGGCGGCTATCGCCTCGAAGGCTGGCGCGATGACGCCGGAAGACATTCAGGCGTTTGGCAAGTTCGGTATCGGCATGTCCACCGCTGCCGGTATCGACGCTCAGCAAGCGTTCGCAGCAGCGATGACGCTGAAGCGCGCCAATGTTGGGGGCGACGAGTCAGGCGTCTTCATGCGGCAGATGTCAGCTCGCCTGCTCGCACCGACGAAACAGGCCTATGAAGCCTTCGCGCACATGGGCATAAATTATGCCGACTTTGCGCCCCAGGGCAATGTCACACCCGATGCTATCGACGCCTCGCTGAAGCGCCGTTACGGCAAGAGCCTCGGGGACGCAGGGAAGGCGAACCTTTCTGCCGCGTTCGAGGACGAATCGCGCAACGTGCTCAGCAATCGGGAAGACTTTGCGTCTGCGGTTCGCGAAGCCATTGAGGCGGGCGGCGAGAAGCTTTCGAAGACGGATCAAAAGCACGTCACCGATACGGCGCTTCGGCAGTACGATCTGGCGAAGGGCGCATTGAACGGCGGCGCGCTGTTCGATCAGATTCTCAGCAAGGCCAGCCCGCGCGACATGCAGGCGATCATTGGCGACAAGCAAGGCGGTCGGGCCGTCATGTTGCTCAATGCGCTCGACCAGTACCGGGAGTATCTTGAGAAGCTGAAGCACGGCGACGGCTTTGCCGAGAACATCGCGGCGCAACGTATGCAGGGCCTTGCGGCCTCAGTCGATAGGTTGACCGCTTCGATTGACGTTGCGGAGAAGCAAGTCGTCGCGGCTAATCAGGGTTGGCTAACACAGCTCTCTAACGCAGCGGGCAAACTCGCTGCGACGTTCACGGGCCTTTCGGAATCGCAAAAGGAAGCCGCAGGCATCGCGGCGGGCACAGCGAGCGTAGCGGGAACGGCAGCAGCGGGCGCAACGTTGCTCCGCGTTGCAGCGGCCTTTACCGGGCTCGAAGCTTTCCTAACCGGCGCGGCGCTGCTGAGCGGTGGTGCCGCAATCGCGGCCTTCGTGGCGGCGGCGGTCGCGGCGACCAGCATGCTCTACAGCCTAGCCGGGGACAAGATACTCCCCGAAGGCGCGAAGCATTCGACCCCCGCTGAATTGGGAAGGCGACGCAATCTGTTCAACTCGTCGCTCGACGACTTAGTGGACGTTAGCGGGCCGTTCGATAAGTACCAAGCGGCACAGGCTCCGAGACTTCGAGGCCGCACTGCCGAGTACCTCAGCGCGCTCAGGGCCGACGACGGGCAAAGCGCAGGCTGGCAGGACTCGGCGAAAGTGAACGTCGGAAAATCGGACGGTTTCAAAGACGTTGAAGTCAGCGGCACGGTATCGGGCAGCGCGGAGCTTCACACCAGCATCGATGTTCGGCCGACTGCCTACTTCGAGTCATTGGTGAAGCAAGCGCAAGCCGTCGTGAACATGGGGTTGAACGGCAAGTTGGGCACCAGCATGGGCGGCCCCGGCGACAACTCCGTCAAACCCTCAGCGCCCGCACTTGCGGGCGGACATTAACGAAAGGAATGGGGTATATGTTATTCCCAGGATCAGACTGGCGCGCGGGCATGCAGAAGGTCAGCGCGGCAATCGACGACACGATGGGCGGGCTTGTCTTGGTGACGCCCGCCACCGTGCCGAAGGTTAACTTCCCGAGCGTTGAAGACCCGTCGAAGGCGATCACCGTAACTGCGGTGTTCACGTCGAAGGCCGAAACCATCGTGATGGGTGAAGGCAGAAGCGGCGGGCATTCGGTCAGCCCGCTCATTTCGACGAGCAAGCCTGTCTTTCAGTTCAGCTACGCCGTGCTGCACGGGATGCCGTTCAGGCTCCAGCAATCCTACCGCATCACGCGCCTTTGCAGCGGGGAGCGGTTCGAAGTGACGGACATCAAGCCGGACGGCGTTTCGCGTGTTACTGTGAGCGTCGTGCAACTAGGTCGTCAATCGGAGTTCAGATAATGCAGGGCATACCTCGCGTACACTACCAGCCCCGTCAGTCAGCGACGTACGAAGCGCCGCTCGACATTCTGATTCCGGCGTTGATGAAACTGCGCGAATGCAATGACAGCCTCAAAGCTCTCGTGCTCGTCGATTCATTGCCGGATATCATTCTGCCTGCGCTCGCTTATGCCGCCTCGCAGAAAACCTACGTCCCGACCGTCGCGGTCAAGACCGTCGTGAAGTGGTGCGGCCCCGATTTCCTGGTCCGCACCTTGGGCCGTGAACGTGCTCGAAACTTGCAGGCCCGCTACGTTCAAGCGGCGTAACTGTAAGGTTTGTCACCTCACAAGAATTACAAAAGTGCCTGTGCCGCAGTGGTTTCTGGCATTTTCGTGCTTGACGAACGGGGCGATTCAAAGGCACTGTCGCGGCGGGCTTAGAAAACCCATGAGAGGCGGTTCGGTGACCCTCCGTTATAGGGTCACTTACCCTGCGAATACGGTAAGTCCAGAGTCTGCATGCGGATGTCCAGGGCGCGAGCCTAAAGGCATGCAGGGCACGACCTTTCAGTGTTTTCTAGCTCTGGATTCCTGCCGCAAGAGCGGCAGGCAACGATTTGCAGGGGACAAGGGCTGTGCAAGACATCACCATCGCAACACGCATTTTCGACAATCCCGATCCGGCGCGCGGGATCACGCATGAAGTAAAAGACCGCATGGTTCGAAAGCCGTGCGGTTCTTTTTATCTCATAGAGGGGCCGGAGAAGCCGGGCGGCCTTGAAGTCGTAAAGCCGTACAGCCTTCAGGCGGTTTACAGTTGGCTTCAGGATTTGCCGTGGCAGATTGAGCGGACGGTAGTGAGCTGCGCTTAATCGACTGAGGTTACGACTGCGGGACCGCATGCTCCGAAAGGGCGTGCGGTTCTTTCGTGTTGATGGTTGCAGGCGAGCGGCCGGGCAGACGCAAGTACAGCCTTCAGTCTTGAAGGGGATTCGACCAAAACGTCATAAAGGGGCTGTTCGGAGAACACTTAACTGTTTGTCGCGTATCCTCCCCGTGACAACAAGGTATCGCGGCATTCCCATGAATGCGAATAAGCGTATGCCGATTAGCAAATGCGGCACGCCCTTTACGATACAGGCCTGCGGATAAACGTCGTGAAGGACGCCTGGCTGATCGACGAGTGGAGCGCCACTTTTGTCGCCTCCCACGAAATGTGGGGCTTGGACATTCCTTCCAAGGATCAAATCCGGCAACAGCGGTTCAAAGGCCGCCTCTCCAAAGCGCGCGACTGCATAACTGTGGGCGATCTTCGCTAGCATTCTAGCGTAGTCGAGAGGGCGCGTTCTAGCTATCTTGATCGCTTCGCCATCTCGCAAATATTTTTCGATCTCACCTTTTGGGTGTCGGACGATCAGCTCTCCCACAAATTCCGTCGCGGGCTCGACGTGGCGAAGAAAACCAGCCTCTTCCCAATTAAAGCCCAAACAGGACGTTGGAAATTCCTCTAACGGAACGACCTTGTTTTCTGTGCGGCCATCCACACGAAACACAATCATCTGGTCGACGGTAGATTTTGGCTTTCTTCGTGTCTTCAGTTTTAGCTTCGCGCGAAAAGGCCCTAGAGTGCCTTGAAGACAAGACCCTTCAAACCCTTTTGTGATATTGGCACACTTGTCGCAACTTGCCTTCGGCAAAAACCAATCACCACCTTTTGGCTGAAGGCCATAAGGGATAATGTGCTCGTCGGAAAGACTCTCCGTTGATCCGCAATAGATGCAACGCCCAACGGGGGGATATTTGTCCGCGTCCCAACGCCCGAAAACATCGGGTGAAGTCACGGGACAAATGTCCAGTCGCTAATATCCTCAGGGATACCTAGCCCGGAAGGGTTTCCGAACGAGGGCCAAGTGCAAGTGCCGTTCGCAAGCTCTTCGGCTGCCGCCGCAGGAGACGCGTGATTCTCAAGAGCCTGTCCGTCGAACATAAGCGCGAAGCCGCCCCGCTGCGGTATAATCTCCGCAAGTCCCTCGCGCGTTCTGAATATCCATTTCGCCATATTAAACCCCTAGCCCGTGTAAGTTTTAAATCTTCCGTGTCGAACGCCGCGCAAATAGCCGCGCGACACACTCGCCTCAATCTCCGCTTCTAAAAATTCGTTCGCAACAATCAACGCCTTCACGGCTTCGCGCGCGTCACCGCCGCATGCCGCTATCGCCTGATCGGCCGCCGCGTCAAGTTGGTCCGCATCCGGTTGCGGATTGGGCGCGGTTGCTTCAGGCATCGGGATTGTCCGTGTTGACTAGTTCGAATGTTCTCATTACGTTCTAAGCAAGTCAAGATTGCATTCTGCGATAGGTGGGGACCGTTGGTGAAAAAATGCATTTTGATTGTTCTGTTCGCGAGCGGCTGCACAAACGGTGCTTTCGCAGACCCCGTTCGTGATCCGAGTGGGACAGACTCGTTTTTCGCGCTTGGCTGGGCCGCTGCCGCAGACAAGCGGTGTGAGCTGAAAACCTATCGTATTGTTCTACAGCTAGCTAAATCGCGAGGGCTTGTGGAAAACGAAATCGCACAGAACGTTTCGAAGATTGTCGAGGCTGCTCTGCAAGCCGACGACGAAATAAAAACGACGGGCGTCAGTCAATGGTGTGCGAACTATCGTCGCGGCGCGCTTGGTGGGTAGTTCAAGTGGGGAGAATTCGCATCCGCATCGGGCGAGCCGCTCAGAACAGTGGAAGCCGGTCGTCGAGATCGCTAGTCGACCCTGTAGGACGCATGCCTTCGTGATGAAGCTTCAATATATGCGGGCGAACTTCGACCCAAATCATTTCAAGGATTTCGCAGAAAGCAGACCGTCTAGTGGCTAGTTCAGGTCGAATAACCTCCGGCGCAATGGCATCCAATCTTCCGATATAGTCGATGCGATCTCGGAATGGGGGATGATGCTCACGGGGTGGAGCAATGTCCGCCCCCGTCCGCAGTACAGCAGATGCACGCCTTACCAGATCAAGTGAACCAAGGATGAGAACCGCGCCAACCCCCGACATAGCATACACATCGTACATGGGCTTATCAATCGCACCCAACATGCACATAGTCTGGCCAAATATGTCTGCGCCGTGCTCCTGATCGAATGCATCTTCCTCGACGGCCGTTGAATCGACTAGACCGTGGGCTAAAACGTGATGCCCGTACTCGTGACCGATGGAAAAAAGTTCGACAGCTTGGAGCAAAAGGGTTCTGATAGTGCCCTCTTCTTTGCCAAGCGATGGCTCAATGAAATTTATAGGCCAAACGTTTCCTCCAAAATCTCTGAAAATATCAACCCAAATTTGGATGATGTACGGCTCTTCGTCAAGTTTCCGCCGAATAGAGTCAGGCCGATTGTCCACGGCAACTCGATTTTCGTGCTGAAAATAAACGAGCGTTTTTGCCATGGCTTTAGCGATGGCGTTACAGAAGACAAAGAAGGGAAGCGAAAGACCCAATATGCTGGCGTCGGTTGTTAGCACCGGCATTTGGGTTGCGATCAATAGCGGCGTTGGCGTTACACCAAACACCATGCCGTTTTTGATTGGGATTTCGTTTTTTCGGCAGATTTCCTCGATCTCTCGCAGCACCCGAGCCATGATATGCAGGGCGTGAGGATCGTCATATTCCGATGCCAGGGCGATTGTAGCTATGCTGTCCTTGTACTCCTGAATGAAACCGGGCAGCTCGTCTTCCGTCGCGCCACCCGCCTTCGCGGCCTGCTCCAATACTTGTGGGTTGTCTAAAAGCCACTGAACGTGCCGCTCAGGCTGAATTGGAGGCACGCCGTTTTTCTGTGCTTCACTAGCCTGCCGTTGGCGGCGATAGTCTTCAGCCACCCTTCGTTCTTCGTCGTTAGTGGCCATTACGACTCCTACGGGGCTCAAGCCGTACTGTGGCCTTGGATAGCTGGCGGCTCAGATCGAAAGTGTCAAGCCGCCCGGTAAGTCTTTGAAAACAAACGCTCGAAATGGGTGGGGTCCGCTATGTAGCGCTCTCCCGCTACCAGCAAAATAAGCCACTTCTCGCATTTTACAAAAAGTGAAAATAGCTCGTACCACGCTTCGTACCACATATCTTTGGTTCGAGTTTTCGATTTGACGTGCCCACGCACGCGGGGAGGCGATGCCGTCCTTGGCACGCAACGCCACGAGGTGGGGCGCGGCTATGCAGAGGTGGCTATTCCGCCTAAGCATTTGCCCGGTCAGTTTCGATGATCCCAATGCGTCGTTAGGGTCAGGGCTGTTCAACGCTCTTTACTGAATCTCATGGAAAAGATGGATTTGAGACCGCCGAGCGCTGCGGCGTAGCGGTCTTGGGCGATCGTATCGGATTGGTTGATCCGCAGGATATTGTAGGCGAAGCTGCGCATTCT